AGCCAAGTCAAAAGGGAGAAAAAAAGCGACCTAACAAACCAAACCATACAAGGAGGAATAAAAAATGAATTGGGAAAACATACTAAAGGTTGATAAAAAAAGAGGTATGAACATAAGAAGAAATCTTACTCCCGGAATGGAAAGGGATATAGATTATGTAGTTTCTCGACTAATGAATGAACCTACTTTGTTAGAACAAGTTATGAAGATACTAACTTTGGAGGAAGAAGAGTGACATGGTGGACTATATTAAAAAATATAAAAGGACCATATACTCCCGTTGAATTTCAAACTGAGGAAGAAATTCAAGATATATTAGAAAGTAGGAAAAAAAGAGAAAAAATATATGGGGCAACTCCTGATTATGATATTAACTTAGGTAATCTTAGAACATTAAATGAATTAAGGGCTGGGTATTTTTTACCAAAAAGAAATAATATTAACTCAAAAAAACTTACTGAATTTAAAGATATAACTTTTAGATTGATAATTGGAAGTAGAGTAATTCCAAATGTATTAACTAACCGTGTCGTAACAATTGAATCAATGAATTTTGAAATCTGGGCTTCGGACAAAGATGGTTATCCTTTTGGTATAGATTATATGAGTAATGAAAAAAACAAAGTAGGGAGAGATTGGGCAGAAATATATAGCAAGCCTAATCACGAATATAAAAATATAAAGGCGGATTTTATTTTTACTGATAGTGCAGTTATGAGAATTGGTGAATTGAATAATATGAAAACAAAATTATTAAAAGTTTTAGTTGATAATATTGACTTATTATCTACAATAGAACCATTAAGTTACGGAGATTTAGATTTTTATAATGATGTAAAACTAAATAAAATTCTTGCTGAAAAAACAATAGATACAAAAATTTCTACTTATGAAGGTGGTGTTTATAGATTAACACTACCGGCTAATGAACAATATTTAAAAAATGTAATATCAAGAATTAAAAGTATAAGGGGAGTAAAATTATGAGTTGGTGGAATATAATAAAAGAACCTACACTAAGTACAAGTCCAGCATTTACTCCGGCTTTGCACAATACAACATATGGCAAAAAACCACCTTGTAAAAAGTGTAAAGATAAGACTACGCCCTGCGGTTGTAAGGAGGAATGTGAATGACATACGAATTTAAGTTAGGCAAACAGGGCTATGATGTTTATAATAAAACGACAGGGGAAAAGATGAATAAGAACCCCTTGTCTTCTAAATCTAAAGCAAGGGCTTTAATCAGAACTCTCACGGATAAAAAAAACGAAAATAAAAAAACGCGAGAGCAATCATTATCAATGAGATTACTAGGGCGAGAATTAGATTAAAAAATTAAAAATCAATTGAAATTTGTCCAAAAATACAGTTATATTTATATAGTCAAGTAAAGAAGAAGGTTACGATGCAGTTAGAAACTCCTATGTTTGGCAGTTCTGCTACTGATGGTGGAGAGTTTGTAATTCTCAAGTCTGAAAAAGATTTGGTTATTGCTGGCTATGCATCAGTAGATGTTGTAGATAAGCAAAATGATAAGATAACTTTACCGGCTATTAAAGAAGCGGCTGGTAAATTTATGAAAGACGATAGGTATAGAAATGTAATGATTACGCATTCTAATGTACAAGTTGGTGAAGTAATAGACCAATGGTCCGATTCCAATGGAAAAGTCCTTAAAACAGGCGTGGATGATACAGGTTTTTTTGTAGTGATAAAGTTAAGAAATGACATAGAGAAGGCAAAGGAAGTTGCGAGAGATATTCGCAGAGGAAACTTGCGTTCTTTCAGTATTGGAGGTCAAGCAATTAGTAAAACTAATCGTTATGATTCCGATGTTGGCAGTTACAAAGAAATAGATAAACTTGAACTGCATGAAATTACTATTTGTGAAGAAGGAATAAACCCGGAAGCAAAATTTAATATTGTAAAGGAGGATAAAAAAATGTCAGAAGAAATTGAAAAGGCGTTGTCCGAATTTAATGATGTTATGGCTGAATTGAAAGGTCATCTAAACACCGTTAGAAAAGGGGCAGAAGAAGAAATTGAGGATATGGACACTCCAACTGAACTGGTTGAGAGAATGTCTATGAAAGATGAAGATAAGATGGATGAAGAAATGATGGAAGAAGCAGATGAGGGAGAAGACCTTGATATGATGGATGAAGAAGATATGTCATACAAGTCTGATGCTGAGTTTGATTCTCTAGATTACGACACATTTATCGAGCAAAAGGGAGAGGAAATTAGTACTCTTGACCTAAGCGAAGAAAATCTAGCAAAGGCATATGCTCAATTTAAGGCAGAAAAAGAAGAGGCTCGTGCTTATGACCTAATTAAGGAACAGTTTGAGTCCCGCTATAATGAAGAACTAAAGATGGAAGCAGATGCAATTGCTAAGTCTAACTTTGATTCCCGTTCAGTTATTAGCGAATTGAAGAACGAGATTGCGGAACTACGCAAGTCTATGGAAACAACAACTATCGCAAAGTCAGCAGATGTAGTTACTAACGAATCTGCTACTTTGAATGTAGATGTTACTTCTATGTCTTGGGATGAAGCGCATGAATTTATAAGGGAGAACATTTAAGGGTGATTAACATGGCAGGATATTTTAAGACTATTGAAGATTTGGAAAGAGCAACATACGGAGTTAGTGGTAGCGACCAACTATTGAAGGCTACTACAGGTATTCACGCAGTACACGATAACCCCGGTAGCCCTGCTCTTGGTAACAAAGGACTTTACAACCTTGTATATGGACAAAAAGTTTGGTCCCTAATTAACCGAGAAATTAACGCACTAAGTATGCTTCCTAAGAAGCCGTGGAATGCAAGTGGTTGGAGGATTCTAACTTCTCGCTCTCTAGGTGGTGGCACAGATGTATTTACTGTTGCTGATTTGGATAATCTAGGTGGAGTTGCAGAAAACGCAAGCATTTCGGGAATTACTGAAATTAACCCAACATACGATGTACTACATGTATCTCCTAAGACTATTGCACACACTTACGAAGTAAGCGAAATTGCACAGTTAATGGGTGGACTTGATGACGGTATTGGAGATATTTTGGCTGCATATAGAGAAGAAGTAGGAGTTTCACACGCTGAGGCTATGAACAAGATGGTTATTACTGACCTATCTTCAACAGGACTAGCGGCTTCTTCCTATACTACTGAAGATAACTCTTTGCTATCTCTATACAAGATTATTTCAACATACGCTGAAAGTAACGCAGTTTTGAGTGCCGGTAACAATGCAAACATTCTAAAGTTGTACGGACAAGTTCGTGCTTCTTCAGGAACCGATTATTTGGAAGCATATGTTGATTCTAACTCAGGAACCGATAGAGCATTGACAGTAAATCTACTAAATACTGCTCTAAGAAACTTGATGGCTCGTGGTGGAGAACCAAAGGTTATCCTAACAGGATATGATACAATTCAGACTTTGGGAGAATTGCTACAAGCACAAGAGAGATTTATGGGTAGAACAGAAGTAGTTCCTACACACAATGGTATTAAGGGAGTTAAGGGAAGAGAAATCGGATTTAAGGTTGCTACTTATCACGATATTCCTATCATTCCTTGTAAGGATATGCCAAATGGCGGTGCTGGACTAAGTGATATGTTGATTCTAGATACAGACCATCTTTTCCTATGTACTATGAAGCCTACCGAGTATTTCGAGGCTGGAATGCATACCGGAGAAGTATTTGGTCACGGCAAACTAGGACACCGTGGACTTTACAGAACTGTTGCTGAAACAATGTGTACATACTTCCGTGGACAAGGAAAGATTATTGACCTTCAATGAGGTGTTTTAGATGGCTAATGAAGCAACAAGTTTTTCAGAAACTTCTAGAACAGTATTTGGAGATAAGACAGTAATCTTTGGAACACTAACTACTTTTAATGGTTCAGGAACTGCGGCTTTGGAATTGGATTTGTTTAGAGAGGTAGATTTCCTAACTCTAACACCTACTAATACTGCGGCAGATGACTATGCAATAAACATTACAGAAACATTCCCTAAATTGGGTGCAGTTACTGTAACACCAACAGTTGCAGACCAAACATATGTAGTTATGCTAATTGGTACACTATAAGGTGAAACAAATGGTAGAAATTAGAAACAATGGACCAACAGTATCTACATTAGGATTACTTTTCCAGCGTGGATATTGGTACGAAGTTTCTGATGATGTAGCAAAGGCGATTTTAAGCAAAAGCGCAAATTTTGAAAGGAAGCAGGAAGGGGGTTCGCCCCCTCCTGTTTCTACTTCAGTAGAAGAAGTAGAAGAGGAAACTCTTGATTATTCTTCAATGACTAAGCGGCAATTGCAAGATTATCTTACATCATTAGCAGTACCGTTTAAAAAGTTAGATAATAAGGCTAAACTTCTTGAGATAGTTTTATCGCTTGATGAAGAAGAATAAACTTTATTAGGGTAGTCTTACTCACTTAATATAGAAGGGATTAATATGCAATATAGGTCAACAAAAGTCACAGCAAATACAACAGTTAGTAGTGTAAGTTCTTTATTTTACGGTATTTTAATAGTATCAACAGGTGGGGGCGGTACTTTACCTGCTAGAGTAAAAATATACGATGCTACTTCTGCTACTAATCAAGTAGGAGAATTTACTGCGGCTATGCCGGAAGAATCTAAATTATATAGAAGTTTAAATATTGTTTGTAAAACGGGTCTTAGAGTAGAATGCTCAGATTGGACAGATTTAGAGGCTTATGTACTACACGCTTGAGGTGTAATACATGGAAACTAATGTTCCTCGATTAGGGGCAAATACTCCTATTGCTAATGATAATACCACTTATACTAAGGCGTTAGCGTTAGACTTAATGAAGGAATATGTTAAAGGTAATTTACCTAGAGCATATATTCCGTGGATTGTAAAAAACCATAGTGGTGTACGGGGTCTTGTAGGTTATGATGATGCGGTTTTTGATAAGATAAATCAACAGGCATTTGCTGATTTGAAAAAATTAGATATAAGCGAATTTACCACAGGTGTAGTTTTTACTGGTAAAAAACAAAAGGACATAGTTTCTGATGCAGAAATACTTAATTCTGTAGCGCAGCAAGTAAAAACTTTAGAAGCAAGGCGGGAAGTAGTTCTCAGCGAAGAAGATAAAAAATATATACAATCTTACATTGACCGCCTAAATACCTTTTCAACCGCAAGAGAAGAAAGGGGCAAAATAACTCTTCAAGAAGTTTTAGACGACAGGGCTTCTAGATTTTATACAACCATAGATATTGACGATGATGATATGGGTTATCTTATCGGAGAATATGGGTTTATTAGAAATTTAATTAGAGGAGAAAATGCTGGTATTGCTAGTGACTTAATTGATGAAATATCTATATTTTATAATAAGGGTAAAGATGAAGAAGATAAAATAGATGTTAGACAATATGTAGATGAAGCAGTTGCTGAACAAACTCGTATAGAAGGTACGATTCAATATCTAAAAAGAATGATACCCACAGGTGGTAATATATTAGAATGGATTTCCGGTAGTCAAGAACCCGAACTTAATATGTGGGGTTTTACAATTCCATCAATGGGTGTGGAAAAACCCACATTAAAAAGAAAAAATAATATTATTGGTTTTCGTTTTGAAAACATTCTTAACTTTGTAGATGATATAGAACTTACAGAAAAAGAAGCAAAAATGCTACAACAAGAGGGAATAGAATTAAAACTAAATAAAGACGGAGAACCTGTAAAAACTTTTAGCAAAGATAATGAAGATTATTTACAAGTTTTAGGTTTGTTACCACAAGATAAAGCAGTTGCTATTGTGGTTAAAGCATTAAAAAAATCTGCTACTAAAACATTACCTTCTGACCTTGTAAATAATATACAGGGTCAATTAGATAAAATTAGAGTTACTGCAAAACAAAGAGAAAGGGGCGAAGTAATTCAATCAGATATTAAGGTAGAAACACAAGTTGCATTTCAAAGAGGAATGGAAAGTTCTAAATTTATGAGAAGAGATGCGAGAGGTCAAGATATAGAAGTAACTAGCAATCGAAGGGGAGTTACAATTAAAGGTACTACCCCAAGATTTGATTTTAATTTAATTCCTGAATGGAAGGTCGGAGATTCTTATGTTACAGATAAAACGCCAAGAAAGAAGGTTATAAAACTAAAAGATAGTTTTACTATTAATAAAACTGCCGACCCTAAAATTAAAGAATTAGCAAAGCGTGATGGTCTATTAACTCAATCAGCAACTGTTAAAGCAAACTTAAATACTCGTGCTAGAAAAACTTCTGAAAAACAAAGAGAAACAATCGAAAGTTCTATTCTTGGTAGAATTGAAGAATATAAAGAGGCATTTAATGATTTCCTTAAAATGATAGAAAAGGAAAAGTGGGCAGAACAGGTTAGCGAAAATATTAATTTAGAAGTATTAGAAGAAATTAATAATAAAGATGAAGATACTTTTGTAGATGAATTAATAAAAATTAGATTCAAGGGCGAAAGTCCAAATAAATACAATCAATATTTAACCGAGTTAAAAAAGGTTGTAGACTATTTTGCAGAATGGAATGATGAAATAGAAGAAAAATTTAAGGCTCAAGAAACTCCGGATATAAAAGAATTTACTGAAGAAGAAGAAGAAGAAGGCGAAGTTAGCGGAATACAAACCACAGAATCTTCGGGCATGACAATAGAAGATAAAAATGAAGCCAAAACTAATGATGAAGATGAAGTTATTTTAGAAGCATTAGATGAATTAAGACAGGTTTTAAGAACACAGTTGAGAAATAGAATATTGCCGATAGATAGTCAAGAATTAAAAGATTTAATTACCGACTTTATTGACGATATGGAAGAAGTAGGTAAATTTTATGATGTAGAAGTAAATAAAAAAGAATACGAAGAAGGTATTAACTCTCTCCAAGATACTTCAGAAATGATTAAATTGCGTGAAGCCCTATTAGGTAAATTTACAGAAATACAAAATACAGGGGCTTTAAATAAAACATTAGATAAAAAAGATATTCAAGGTATTTTGCTACGAAATGGTTTGTATGAAAACCTAAGTCGTATGGCAAATGGTACGGATATGGCTGACCCTAGAAATCAAGGAGAGGCTTCTATTACCTATAAATTAGGTTTTACCCCAATAGGTATGAATTTAGATTTAGAAATAGAATATATAGTTACGGGAATAAATAGATTAACTATGTCTAGTAGCCCTGCACCTGCGGCAACTGTTAGAAGGGGTAGTCAAAGATTGGGTACTTTTAATATACCATTTTACGGAGGAAAAAGAATTACTTCCGGAAAAGCCGCCAATAGTAAAAGAAGAGAGTTTTACAATAATATTAGAAAAAAATTAATAAACTTAAACGAGAGTGTATAATCATGGTTAAAATATTCACCCCCTCAGATTCTGCTTTAAATATAGTAGATTATTCAGAAGCAAATGGTTCTTACACGACAGGAGTTAAAGTAGCCGCTTTATTAGGTATTTCAGATTTTACAACTTCAACTTCTCCTACTAAAGCCGAGATAGGGGATATTATCCGAAGATGTGAAGATTATATTGATGAAGTTACAAACTGTTCATGGAGAGAAAATATAGCAGAAAACGAGTTTCACGATTTTAAATTAGACTACAGTACATATAATTTTTACGATGATTATAGAGGAAAAATAAGATTGCATAATGAAGATATACGAAAGGTAATTCGTATTGCTATTTGGAATGGTTCTATATATGACGATATAGCAAGTGCAGTAGCAACAGTTACATTGTCTGATTACACAAATGCTACATCTATAACTCTTACTGCTGGAGGACTTACTTGGACATTATCTCAAGGTACGGGCAACGGTAATTTTAATCGTTCATTAGGAAAAAGAAGTACTGCACAGGAAATTTGTTATTTGATTAATGAGCAACCTCCTGTTTTAACTGCACCATTTACGGGTGCTACCGCTAGTAAATTATTGAAAGATAGCGGGGATAGTAAAAATATTTCTAACTTTTTCTATGCTAATTTAGAAGAAGACGAAACTATTACAATTGTTTCTCTATTGCCGGGTTCTGATGGTTCTAATTGTACTATTGCAGTATCGGGTAGCGGTATTAG